AACGATAGTTCTGGCGTTTGGAGAGTAGTTAATTTCAAACTCAGTGATGTCGTGATAGTCACGATACTTGTCTGAAATCTTAATTGCACTGTTGACTTCGTGAATCTTTGCTCTGGTCTTGAACCATAGAGTTTGCGTTACGCCTTGCTCACCAAATGCCGACTTGGTGAAGGAAAGCGTATTGATACTGATGGTTTCAAAACGAACTATCAAAGCACCAAGTCCTTGTAAGGCCTGAGCAAAGAAGAAACTCCGAACGGAATCTCTCGCATGATCTTCTCGGTAGTGTTTGACCTGTTGTTATACAGGTGCATCAGCATCAGAAGACTCGCCTGCTGAACAACAGGATAGTCCGCTAAGTGACTCGCAGCTACGGTGTACTCGCAGTAGACCGGACTAGTCCGTCCAGTATTCAGGTCAGTCGGCAGAGTCGCAACAACTACCTTGTTACCAGAATCATCGTAGTAATACTGATTGCTTGCTACGGTTTGCAACGTGTTTGAGGCATCCCAGTACTTCACCGCATCAACGGTAACAGACTGCGATACCTCGGGAAGATCAAGCGTCAGCGGAGTCCCTGACAGACTGCCAGCGTTGTAGTAGACCCGATACTGGCAGGGAAACATCGATTGACCGATGTAGTCCTCAATGACCATCCTTGAAGCCAACTCCAACCCATACAGAAGATCGTCCTGGGACGTATCACCGTACAGGTTAAGCTGGTCAGCAACAGTGGTCAAAGGAATCCATGTGGTCGAGACATCCCGACCAATCTGCTCAACCTTTTGATAGTTGAACGGATTTCGATTCCCGCCAGTTTGGTATTCCATTACGCACTCATCCGAACGCCAGCAAACGGATCACGCACCGTGGAGACAACCTTCTTCTCCGCGTACATCGTAATGAAACCGGGCGAACTTTGTTCCATCATCTGTACGGAGAACTCGTTGGAGTCGCCAATACACAGGAACCTCGGCCAGTTGGCTAGGTAGATCGGGAATGCGGCTGACAGGTAAGGATTAGGAATAACAGGCCAACCAAAAATGCGACCAACAGCGCCGCCGTCATCTTCACCCACCTCCAGCAGGACAGGAAGACCCTGCAAGTCTTTCATCTCGCGCAGAGACTCAATCATTGAAGGCCGGATGTGCCATGCAGTCCCAGGCATAGCCCAGTACTGTCCCGGCAGGCGAGTCGTCAGGGACGCGATGTCGTTGTAGACAACGCCACCAGCAGTCTGAGCCTGGGTGGACAAGGAGTGAATGCCGTTCGTAATGGCCGTCCCAGACGTTCCAAAAGCCGCCGTGGCGGCACTGGTATACATATCCAACCCACGCAGTCCAGCAGTGGCTCCTGTGGCCGTTGTGGTCGATCCTGCTTGGTCGTTGTTGACTGCCATCGACGCGGCTTCTACCTGACTCCATTCCATCATCAGGTCTTCAACCAGAGCCGCTTCTAGAGCGTTCACATCACTCAAGACAGCAGACCGGATGGGAAGAGTGGCCGATACAGACCGAACAGGAAGTTGCCAAATGCTGGTATCCACGTTAGGACTGCCAGCATTGGAGCCTGGGGTATAGCCCCAAGGGGTTGAACTCAGCGCATTGCCTACCTTAGCGGCAAACAAGGCATCTGAGCCCACAATCGGAAGGGGCCGGTATGCCATCCGAAAAGGATTGACATACCGAGCCGCTGCAAAAGCATCATCGAAAGTTGTCCGTCCACCTTTGCCGGTGCCAGAACCAGTAAGTGCCGAGGCTTCAGAGATGTCAATCTTGACCCTCCGTTGCTCATGGATGGATTTCTTGATTCCGTCTAGGACTTTTTCGATCATGGTTTTTCCTTTTAACGGGGGCCTAAGCCCCCTTCCCATTAGGCCGCTGCGGTGGCAGTCGAGCGATAACGGATCAGTGCGTTGGGGTCACGCACCGAGGTGCCCAAGCGCTTCTCACCGAAGAATGTGATCGAACCTGGGAGAGTCTGGTCGTAGCGGCGAACCACCATGCTCAGACGATCAATGATGGTGTGGGACTTCTGCCAATCGCCGAAGTACATCGGGTAGCGAGAGACCGTACCCGCGGCAGCGGTCGTCGGTTGGCTTGGATTGTCGAGGTACTTGTTGACCACCACATCAAAGCCCAGCAACTGGCCCACGATACCGTCAACGCTCAGACCTTCATTGCGATTGAAGATCGGGGCACCGTTGGTATCACGCAGAGCGCGAATGCCGTTCAGAAGGATCGGGTTGACCATGATCTTGCAAGCCGGGGTCCAGTATTCCTGGGGCAGTGCGTAGATCATGTTGATGACGTCGGTATAGATGACGCTGTTAGCGCCAACCGTATTGACGTTGGAGGTCAACTGGTCGTAGGTAGCGAGGTTGTGCAGACCAGAGGTCGAACCCGTACCAGACGTACCGAAGCCTGCCGCCGAGGTCGTACCACCCGTGAAGGTTGCATTCGCACCAGCGTACTGGTCCAGACCACGCAGACCGTCAGCGCCACCAGTGGTCACCGAGGTGCCAGTGCCGCTTTGGTCGTTGTTCTGCACCATCGACTGAGCTTCAGCCTGGGCGAACTCCATCAGCATGTCGTCAACGACAACCGCTTCCAGACCATCGATGTCGTCCAATGCGGAGGTTCTGATGGGGAATTGGACGTTGATGTCCTTCAGCACGATCTGCCAAATGGACGTATCTTCCGTAGTGGAAGCGCCGTTGTTCTGGATTCCGTAGCCCCACTGAACGCCAGCATTGCCGGTCTTCACGCGGAACTGATAGGACGAACCATCAGTCGTAACCGTGCGAGACAGGCCGCGCATGGGGTTAGCCAGACGCAGAGCAGCAAACACCGGGTCGTAAGCGGTGCGGCCGCCCTTGCCGTCGCCACCAGCGGTCAGCGCAGATGCTTCCTTCAGGTAGGCATTCATCTGCTCTTCGCTCTGGAACATCACCAGTTCTTTTTCAAACTGGCTCTTGCCGTTGGCGATGGTCTTCAGTTGCTCACGCACCATCCGGTTCACATCCTGGCGGATCGTCTTGGCAGGGGCCTTGATGATGCCGGGTGCCTGAACAGAGGCGACTTTGGCTTCCAGTGCAGCAATCTTCTCGCTGACTTCAGCCTTCACCGACTCAACGGCGCTTTCGAGCTTGGCGGTTTGCTGGGCTTCGATCTGATCCAGCTTTTCGAGGATAACGGTAGACATCTTCAACCTTTCAGTTTTTGGGACAGGACGCGGAGCAACTCACGCTCTTCAAGAGCCTGGAGGATTTCCGCTTCATTGGTCACTTCCGCGTCAGACTCACTCTGGTGCGGCGCAGTAAGCTCCTCTTTCACAGCATCACGCTGTTCCAAGACTTGCTTAAAAGTAGACGCGGCAGTGACCGCATCTTTTCGGGATAGCCCTGCCTCACGCAGAGCCGACTCCAGAACCTTGAGATCAGCAGAACCGTCAGGCCGGAAGAACTCCAGCTTTTTGACTTCTGCCATCGGGTTATTTGGGTACATCACTACGGACACCTCCCGCAAACCACCGTTGGTGATCTGGAAGTACCCTTCGCCAATGTCGTCTTGACTGCACATGGAACCGTCTTCCTTGACCATGCAGTATTCATCTGCATAAGCCCCGACAGACACGCCACCAAACATATTGGGGCTTTCGGTCATGATCTGATACAGGTCAGAGCCACTGGTGGTGTTGACGAACAACCTGCCACTAGCGTTCATGCCCTCATCATCAAACTCGAAGTTGGTCCACTCGCCAACAGGCATGCTGTCGCTGTTGTGGTTCAGGAACATAGGCAAAGGCTTGCCCATCTTCTGAAACTCTTGAGCCCAGGCGGAAAAGCCTTCAGGACGGTAGTAAAACTTACGACCGTCTGCACCCTCTCGGGCTCCCCACGTAGTGACGCGGGCCTCAATCTTTCCGGTCTGCTCCTCGGACTTTTTTTCCGGCAGGTTTAGACTTGCTTCGCAGACCAGTTGGACTTGCTTCATTGATTGCCCCTAACTTGATAGCTTGATTATCGTCTTTTATCTTGTGGGCAACAATTTTGGACCTGTTCGCAACTGACGCTGCCAAGATGCGAAGATAGTTCACTGATTGCATCATACACCTTTTACACCATTGCCAACAATATAGCAAACTCTTCGTCATGTAGATTCTTAGTGGAAGATGTCATCACTTCCCCTACATCTGACGCAAGACTGTTTGCGTATAGCCTGCATTCGGCATCTATCCGAATTGCTCCGAGTGCCGAAGGCTTGCCAATGCTTGCCTTCGTTTTGATAGGTCGAAGCAAAACGCTAGCGTCTTGTTGCTCTTCCTTTTTCTTGGTTTTAGTGTAAGGCTCAATAAAACTGTACGAACCACCACCAGAAGAAACAGATGGGGCACCTTGAAATAGCAGGCCTGTCGTAGCGACAACAATCGCAACATAACCGATACCTTGTACTGCTATTGCGCGAGGATCAATCATTGCCGGGTCACCGTCGTTATGCCTGCAACAGAAGTCAACGATTGAACGACAGGTCCGCTAGAGCGAGATGAGTCAGTAACGATAAGGTTTGAACCAATTCCGTAAAGCGCTGCAAGTTCTGTAATCATGGTTGCAATATCACTTCCAAGTGATGTTGCAGAAGACGTTGTTTCAATGTTTACCTGATTGCCTTCTTGAGTAACTGTTTGATTTACCAAACCAGCTACGCGAGAAGATGGTCCAACCACCAAAGGATTCTGCAATCCATGCAATAAATATACGTTGTAAAGCTCAATCGCTTGCGCTTTTGTAATCAGATAAGAATCAGATTCAACAAGTGGTTGGTAGAAAGCATTTGTATTGCTGACCAGTGAAGGAACAACAATACTTGATTCAGTGATCGCTGCGTCAAAGAACGACTGTGTATTAACAAGTAGACTTGGTAAGAGATTTGTTCCAGCACCTGTGATTGATGCGAAATAAAATTGATTTACGTTATCGTATCTGTTTGCGGATAAATTAACACTAGATGCTACGCTTCCAGAATAAAACGCATTGGTGTTTTCATATCGCGCAGGATTCAACGCATACGAGACTGAAACTGACGCAGCAAAAAAGTTTTGCGTATTTGTAAATAATGTAGGTGTTAAGACATAAGTATCACTAACATTAGCGGAATAAAAAGACTGAGAATTACTATAAAGACTAGGCAGAAGCGTCTGTGATGGAACGCTTTGAGTTATTGTTGCGTTATAAAAATCTTGCGCGTTGTCATATCTTGTGGCCGTTAATGTTTGAGTTGGGCCACTGACATTTGCAACTGTTGGACTGTAGAAAGTTTGACTATTTGTATAAAGTGATGGAGCAAGCGCATAACTTGCACTTACTTCCTGACTAAAAAACGATTGTGAGTTTGTTACAAGCTCAGGAGAGAGCGTAACTGTGCCGCGTGTCAGTGTCGGCGCAAAGAACGATGTAGTGTTGGTATAGAGAGTCGGCGAAAGATTGACCGACCCTCTTGTAACCGTAGGCGCAAAAAAAGTCTGATCGTTAACGACCAGAGATGGATTAAGCGCTTGTGTAGTCGGGCCTACCTCTCCTTGCCCAAGAAGAAGTGGCAGCAGCACGGTTTAGAACACCTCGAAAGTGATCTCGAACGCCAAGTTACCAACCGAGGCCACGGTGCCTTGAACAAACCGCAATCCCGAGTTCTCACGCACGATCAGGTCCGCGCCCTCATTGCGAATGAACTCCGCACCCAATGTGCCAGCGATACCGGATGGTGCGGATGTCTCCTCGGTGAACACCCAGCGCTGACCAATCATTGCGCCAGCAGTAGCGCCACCAGCGGGGGCCGACCTTGCCGTTACGCTGGCCGACAATGCTGCATTTGCGGTATCCATTGCACTAAGTGTGATGGCATTTAGCGCAGTACCGTTTGTCGTCGCAGCGGTGCCACCTGTGCCAACTGCTGAAGTGCGCGTCAGGCTGACTTCAACACCCAACGTACCGGTGACTGCTGTGTCGTTGTCAACGTAGCAGAACGCCGATAGGATGCGCAGCGATACGCCGCTACCAGTGGCATTGAACAGGTCAAGAAATACCTTGTTTGCGCCTACAGCTTGGCTAGGGCAAATCAGACGGTATTGAGGCAAGCTGCCTTGGATGTTTCCATCCGGCATTGCCACCATGATGACTTGATACTCTTTGCCCGAAACCAACTGCGTGGCAACCGTCGCTCCCGTACCTGGAGTGACGTTGATTGAGTCGTTTGGCAGCGCCATAAATTACCTTACAGTGCAAAGATGCCGCTTGCGTTCCAAGTCACACTAATATCGCCGCCGTTTGGCGTAACTGGAAGACCAGCAACACCAGAATCGATGTAGGCCACCAGAGGCGAAGTGCCTGCCGTACCGGTATCTACATAGATGACCAGCGCTTCCACGGAGTTACCAGTGACAGCGGTATAGGTTACGTCACCACCGTCAAACACACCGTTGGTCACCGACTTCGTAGCACCGATAGTCTGAGCAGTGCCAACCACGCCGGTCAGCGAGGTAAGAAACTGGTGCGCTGCGTTGTAGGTGTACGTTCCAGTGTCTACCAAAGCAACCTTAACCGTGCCGGTCAAAAGATTGGTATTGGTAGCTGCGCCAAGGGTGGTTTCCTTGTACTTGGGATAAATCGCGTTTGCCATTTCTTACTCCTTAGCCAATGCTAAACCAGTGTGTTGGGTAGGACACAGAGAACTTGCCGTTGATGCTCTTTGTTGCATTTGGGAAAGCAAACACCGCAACAGCACGATTTTCCTTGCTTGCGTTATACACAAGACAGCCTTGGGCCTGAATGCTGCAATTCTCCATAACCACATCAGCAAACTTGACCGCGACACCGTGCTGCGTAGGAGTTAACTGCATGTCCTTTAGGACTACTCCACCGGGCGCATAACCCTGACCAGAGCATTCTCCCATAGGATCATATGCTTTTGTGTCTTTGTTTAGCTTCGCATCGGCCTTATAAAGTGCCATGCGGTATTCGTCCTTTGATGAATGGATTCCATCCATCAATTCCATGATGAAACTTCTGCAAGTAGCAGAGTTAATCATGCTCGAAGGACTCCGCGCCAACAACCACACCTTCCTCGTTGCGGATCAGCTTGATTGTCTTGGGTTTTGAGGGCTTGTCCTCTTGCTTCAGGTTCATCTTGATTTCCATCGGCTCACTTTTCACAGTGATGTTGGGATTCATCGTGAACTCTGGTTGAAGAGCAATAACCTGTTCCGTAGAGCCGATGTTCATCCTAGACCGCTGATTCCCGCCACCGCCTCCAGTGTCTTGAGGGCTTGAGCCTGGGATGGTTTCGTCCTTCTTGTCCTGCACCAACTCATCGCCGCCCTCGATGTTGGACATGCCAAGATACTCGCGGGCTTCGTTAGGCGTCAGGATGCCACCAGTAACACCGGCCTTGGCAAAGTTCATCTGATCCAGCGGAGCGCCCTTCAGGAAGTCCCGAGTGTCAAACTCTATGCAAAGGCTAGGGTATTGAGACAGCAGATGCTGCTTCAGCTTTTGTTGGATGTTGACAATGATCGGGTAAATGGCCGACTTGTAATACTCATCCAGCATGGTCTGAGTATTGTTGTACTTGGACTCTCCGATTCCGATCATAGAAGGAGGCACACCAAAGATGCCGCAAATCCGCTTCATTGTCTGGAGCTTCAACTCTCGCGCATCAGCGTCCTGAAGAGTCAGCATCTCTAGCGGCATGTACTTCATGCCTTGATCAAGCAACATGCCCTGACCCGGCTTGGAAGCATCAGTCCTTTGGGAGCCT